TCAATTTCGTGTTTTTGTGGTGCTTCACTTTCTATTTTTTCTAGTTTATCTAATAAAACTTTTAACTTCATTGCGCACTGTAATGCACTGTGTGTCATCCCCAATTCTCCTGTAAAGATTTAAGATTATCCTCGGCTTCAGTCAACTGCTGTTGCCATACTACAAATTCTTCTAATAATTTGCTATGCTCACCAATACCTACGCTATTTTCATAGTAAGTTTTGAGCACTGCTTTCGCTTCTGCTATTTTGCTTTCCCAATGTTTTACTTGGGCTTGGTACCAAAGTGTTCCAGCGTACATGGGCTTACTCCTCCTATAAAATTCCAGACAAATTTATTTTGTTGTCTATCACTAAAAATTACTTGCATGAGAAATGGAACTGCTAAAAATATTAAACTTGCATATACTAACCACGCAGAAAGCCTGTGATAATACACAGGATTCTTTGGATCAAATATACCAATAATTTTCATAGCAGGAATCCATGTTCTTGCAAATAACATAATCCAACTAGCAAGATAAAATGCTAGTATACTATATGTTAACTCCATATTTTTCTAAATGCCTTAAACTGCCTAGATCATATGCGAGCTGTGCTGCATGAAATCCAATGTCAGTTGCTGTTGGAAAGAATGTTTTTTCCATATCACCTTTTTCTAGCACATAGATATGATAACACTTGCTACCATATTTTTCCACATAATCCATATTGGTGATTTCTTTTTCTACTATTGCTGGAGCGTTATACTTTGCACTCCAGACTTTCTCTCCCGCATTAAATTCTTCTGCCATACATTCATCTGGCAGATAGTAAGTTCCATCTGACTGTTTTTGAGGAACTCCAACTCTTTCGATCAATGACTTGATGAAAGCGTTACTTCTGTATAAACTGTTTGCAATTTGTTGGATACTAAATCCTTGCATGTATTTTGAGACGGCTTGCTGTATTTCCCACTCTGTTGCACCTTTGCCTCTATTTCTTGACCTCATCATAGCTCTGTGGGCTTCATCTTCTTTGTAGTCAAGTATAATTTTGTCTAATCTTGTGGTATTATATGCTATATTTAATATACCACATGCTTCTTTTTTTGTTATTGGATTTTCGCCTTCTAAAAACCCAATGACTTTTGCTATGTTTGCTTTTGTCAGTTTTTCTGTCTTTTTACTCTTTATTCTCAATTTTTGCCCCTAATAATATTATCGTATAGTGTGCGATTTTAAGTAAGTCTGCTCGATTATAGCCATTCTTTTTGCCATATCGCTGTGCATACTTAATTATATTTCCAATGCAGAATCCATCGCCATGATTCGCATCAAATATGAACTCAGTAGACTGGATTTTATTCATACTATAGTGTTGATCGTATGTTCCATCAATGTACTTTGTGAGTTCTTCTAAAACTTTGTCTTCGTTAAACTTATACATTATTTTTCTGCCTGAAAAAATGTTACTTGTGTAAGCCTTCCTTTTGGAAAACCTGCATTAATTGCTGTATGGTAGTAATCACCTCTATATAATATACAACGATTGTATATATTTCCTATTAGTGTATGAGGCTCATACTTTTGTCCTGTTGTACCAAACCAATCACCTTTCCATGGATCTCCTTTGTCCCATACTCCTTTTATTCTAAGATCTTTTGATTCAATATGTCTAAAAAGAGCAGTTCCTGCGTTTAGTGGTGCATCAGGAGTTAGATATAAAACTGAAGCCCATACATTGTACTCTGTTCCATATCTATCGACTGTCCAGTCGAAATGTACCCAGTTAAATTCATCTGTATTTTCTGAATAGTTAAAATTTGTTCCCCTGTTGCCTTTAATAAAAGCTACTACATTTTTATTTAGTATTTTACTAAATCTATTTCTTAAATAGATTCTATTCTCATCACTAAAAGTACCATCAGTTCGTGAGCCTGGGTGTCTGACTTCTTTCTTTCCTGTTCCTGATAAACGTGGCAAAGCAAGAGCTTTTGCTCTTACTTCGTCTGGATTTGGATAGAAGTCATCGACTATATGAATCACTTCTTGTTTAGCTCATCAATAACTTCAATACCACCTTCTACTTTATGTAGTAATTCGTATGCTTCAGATAATTGAGACTCAAGATTTACAATTAAGTCTTTAACTTGCTTCTCTTGTTTTTCTAAATTATTTCTTAGCATCTGACTGTGTGTTAAAGTTTTCATACTTTCTCCTAATATTCCTATCTTAGTGCCGTTTTCCATGCATTCTATGGGCGTTTAATAACTGTGTACTCCCATCCTTTTTAATCATTCTTAAATTTCTGCGAAGCACTAGATCTCCAGTTGCCTTTTTAATCCATGCTTGGCATTGTTCTTCTGTCCAACTTTCTGGAAAGGTAACTCTTTTACCATTTATTTCGTATGTTTTCATTTAGCTGTTATTCTCTTGTCATACCATGCGAGACCTTCATCCCACCAGTATGGCTTGTCACGATGTGACCATGCGGCAAATGTTGCCTTATCAGTATGGTAATACAATCGGTAACTGCCCACAACATCATTCTCGTCTTTCAACTCGTCTGGCATTGCCATACCAAAAGGTGTTTGCCCCAATCGAGGCATATTCTTTGGCTCGGGCAGTTTATTGATTACTTCTACTACCGATTTGTGTTGTTTGCCATAGCGATAATGATACTCGTCATTCAACGCATTGGCATAGTAGTGAGTCCACTCAAAGTTATCGAGAGACGACCTAGTCCATATTGTGCAAGGATGGTTGTACATCATTGGCAAGTATGGAGTCAAAGGTCGTTCCTCCATAGGTAAATCTTTGATCTTAGCTTTTTCCTCATTGAGTGCTTTGGTTTCTTCTTTGTTCAAAGCACGAGGTACAAAGCCTAGCACATGATCTACCCAAATAGCAGTACACAAAAGCTGTGCTGCTTCGAGCGGCATTTTTACTATGTGCTTGTCTACATGGTACTCAGCACACTTGTCAAAATCTTCATCAAGATAAAATAAATTCATAAGTGTATATTATACTAAATTTATTACTTCTTGTCAAGAACTATTTTCCAAATGCTTTTCCTGCCTCGCTTATACCAAATGCACCGAGTGTTACCACCACTAGCGAAGTATAAACTGTGTCTGATATTACTAATTCCATTCCCCAAAATGCTGTGATTAAATCGCATACTGCAAAGGCACACATAAAAGCAAATGAAACGAATCCAATAATAGACTTTTCATTTATATCATTGTCATCTAAAAACAAATCAATAAACTTTCTCTTGGGAGGAGCAAGTTGTTTTCTAGCTGCTTCCGCTTCTGCCTTCATATCACTGATAGTATCTTCGGCTTTGTCGAGTTTATCGAGCAATGCCATATACTTGTCCAGATCAATGTTTACTTCATTTCTATCATTTTGTGTGGCTTCCATATATCCCCTGTGGAATCCAATTAAGCCAAGGATCTCTATTATAACGCTTGTGGCTTTCGCCTTGTTCGTTAAAATGGAAACTTATACTTATTCTTGGGCTTAGGGTTGTTACCCTGTGATATAAATGTTTAGGAATATAAAGCATATCCCCATCATCTAATTCAAACTCTTTATCTATTGTTAAGTTATCTGTTCTAGCAGCGATTTTATCCTGCTTACTAGCTGGCGCCCATTCTTTGTAAATGTGCCACCGTATTTTTCCACTAACATGGAAAAGAAAATTGTCAGTGCTATCTGCATGGATAGGAAACGTTTTTGCGTTTGCCTGATTAGAACAGTAAATGTTTGCTTGACCAATTCCATAATATTTCTCAAATTCTCTACATTGTTCCCACATTGTTTTGTTTAGGAACTCTGATAATGTTAATATAAAACTACACCCACTTTTCCACATGTCGTAGATCTCAGCTTTTGTGTATTGCTTCTTGTCTTTTTTCTTACACCACTTACCACCTTGTGGAAGAACTACTTGTAATTGTGGAACTCTATCATGTCCACCCATATGAATACCTTGTAGATATCTATCAAATTCTACCCAGCTGAAGTGATCTTTAAAAATATTTTTCTTTGACTTTATAACTAAGATTTTCTTGCCTTTAAACTCGTCAAAGAATCTTTCTTTTCCTATTGGTTGTAATAATTCTTCAATAGTCATTTACATTTCCTATCTGATGCACTATTTTTGCATACTTCCATAATTGATAACATAAATCTTGTCTGTGATGTTGCATCTTTCCACTTGCATGGTACTTTGGGTGCCATGGCTGGCTTGATATTGTAGTCCAGTGTAAATGCCAAATCTCATGCAAAGGTAGATCTGACTGATCTTCCGATCTATTTGTCTTTACTTCTTCCGCAGTAGCTCTACCATCAAAAGAGTTCCATCTTTGATCTAATTCGTATACTATACCTTTTGCTTTCTCTTTAATAGGACATCCTATTTGCTCTGGAAAATGCCACTTGTAAGATCCTTTCCATTTTGCAATTTTGTCTGGATGTTCTATATACTGTTTTGCTTTTGCACAATCCATGAGCATTACACTATCACAAAACCAACCTCTTGGTCGTCCTTGCTTTTTACCTAGTTGTCCATTATCTTGCAATGCATCCCATACCATTCCAAAAGCACATCCTTCTAAATCTGTAAAGTATAGATCGGATATATCTCTAAAATTTGTTTGGTCAACATCAAAATATAGTGCTCTGCCTTTATAGCCCATAATATGTGGGATAGCGTAACGAAAACAAGTAAATGGTGTACCCCAAGTATCTCTATTCCAATTAGGAAAATCTCTCGGTCTTAAAAATCTAATATTCAATGGATACTTAGTATTTTTACTTAGAGTATAGACTAAAATCCGTTCTATGAAAGTATCTTCAGTATCGCTTGTTCCTACAAATATATTTAATGGTTTTAATATCATTCAAACTCCACATAAAAATAACTTGTGCCTTCTTGTGGGTAGACTAATGTCTGCCAGTCAGGATCAAAGAATACAGGCTCACTATACTTTCTAAGATATTTTAGTCCTAGATCTTTAAAAGGAAACAGATCCAAATCGTGGATGTGTTGCCATTTTTCTAAATTTGTTTTGTTACTAACTACAATATTCAAAGGATTTAATGGAATATACCCATGCTGTTTCCTTTGAACTGGTACTTGAAAAGATCTATTTGTATGTTTTACTAGGTAAAAATTAATTATATTCTTCTCTTTACCTAGTTTTTCTTTACAAAAATCAAATAGAGCATCTTTATTGTTGACAAAAGGTGGGAAAGGATTGACATATTTTTGTCTCTCTAATTTATAGAGTTGCCATACATCTGCTCTTGGAAATCTCCAAAAGTTCTGTCCTGTAGAGTAAGTTATATACTCTTTAGCAACTTCTCTAAATAAGTCTATCATATTCCTACTGACTTTCCACTAATAAATGCTACAATAATATCACGCTGTCCACTTATTAGTGGTGTACTTTCGTGTTCGTGTATTGATGTAAACATAGTTAAACTACCTTTCTTTTTTATTGTTCTAAATTTGTGTCTAAATTTTTCTCGTTGTTGTATAAATTCGGGTGGATGATTACTGTCCATAAAAGCATCTGGAACAGTGTAACTTTCCACTATTTCTAAGTCTGATCCTTTATATTTATATCCATAACTTAACTGTATACTACAGCTTATTTTTCTTATATGTTTTCTTAGTTTCCAGTCTTTTAAAACTGGTCTATAATCTCTATGAGGTCGAAAGAACATACCTGGCTTGTTATATCTTACAAGGTTTATCTCAGACCATTCTCTATCAGGATTTAATTCTAACTGATAGCTATGCTTATTGTACTCCTGTACTGCTGCGTAAAGTCTGTCCCAAAACTGAAACTCTATCTGAGGTATCTTTAGACAATCTCGTATTTTTGAGTTATAACCACTATATCTAGTTACTCCTCTTTCCCAGTTTCTATGGTTATTTGCTTTCCATATAGCATCTATCTCGGGATCATTTAAAAAGTCTGGAACATGTCCTACGATATCGTACTCGTTATGAGTTGATAGTTCTAATTTCATGTTTTATAACTCCATCTTGTAGCATTAATTGTACAGCATGTGCCCAATGAACATCCTCTACAATTACGGCTTCTATTGCTATATATCCTAATTCTTTTGCTATACTTATTCTTTGGTTACCAGTATATGCAAGAAGTTTTGCACTTGGATCAAAGTCATTTATAAATTCTTTCTTTACTTGTCGGATTGCCATATCATACATTGACTGACTGTTGGGTAGGAGAATAACTGGATCAGTCATTCCATTGGTGACGATAGACTTTCTTAAAAAGTCATATCCATTGATAAGTTCTCGCTCTTTTACAGGGCAGGCAATGTAGTCTAAGTCTACTGCGATTGTTGCATAAGTAGCTGCGTTAAGTTCTCCTCCTAAAAGATATGCCGTAACTTCTCTTTTAGTCGCTGTCAGTATCGTATTCATAATCGGACTTAACAAGTCCTAGCTTCACCTCTATTTGTCTTACTCTTTCTGAAACTGCCTCTATCGCAGCTTTTAATTCAGTTGCACCACCCGCCTCTATTGGTGGGTGAGCAACTTCCTCTAGTTCTATAATGCGATCTTCAAGTTCTTCTAGCCAATCTTCATTTTCTTCAAAGCGTGACTGTATAACTGGATTATCCTCCAGTGCCTGAGATCCTTTAACCATTTCTTGTCGCCATTTTAGCATATTAAATATATTAAACACTTCTTCTTATAAAACTCAATGCCTCTTGGTATTCATATGTATACTTATTTGGTATACTAATATCAATAACAATTCTTGGTTTAAAACCATTATTTACATGAGCCATCCAAGTCTTTCCATCTCTTTTGAACTCTGTTTGTATACAGCTCCATTTACCTTGATTGATATTTCCACCTCTGTCTGGTATTTTTGTTAGTTTACCATCAGCACAATCTATTGTATAGCCTTTAGCACCAGACCATATAAATTGAATACTCTTTCTAGGATTATTCTTATCGTTGTGCCAGTCTATATGACCATATCTTGGAGGCATAAAGTAAATACCATCATAACTCCAATGAGGTGCTTTTCCAGATATTGCATTTTTAAAACCTGCCAATAGAAACTTTCTTGCATTTCTAAGCTCTGGCGTTATGTTTCTGTAAGCATAATCAATAATTAAAGTGCTATCTGGATATCCATCATACTCGCTATCATCCATTTTTGTTTTTAGATTTGCAAGTGTTGGACTCCAACTCTTAACTTTCCAGCTATGTGGACACTTTAATACTTCTTCTGCCAGTAGGTCTAGTTTATCTAGTAGCCTTCTATTTCGTATTGATACTGGTTTCATTTGTCGTAACCTTTCTGTAGTATATTACTACTTCTTTGAGTTCACGAATATATCGTTTTAACTCTTGCATATTGTATGCCATGAGTTCGTAATCAGGGACTGACATAGCAAAAAATACTACTTGTCCACTCTCTTTTTCAACTCTTGCTAGAAACTCATCTAAGTTTTCTGCACTTACCACATACCAATATGGCTCTTTTAAATCTATTTCTCT